GTGGTAGGCGAGAAAATCCGCCCCCTGCCAGTCATCCGCCAGCTTGATGCAGTTATAGCCGTAGTCTGCGAGCTTGGCCGCGACCTTCTGGAAGTTGTAGATCTCCTTCTGCTTCGAGTTCAGATCCTCGTATTGGATGGGGGTCAGCTGCACCGTGGGTCCTCCTGTGTCTTGCAGACTATGTGCTGCAAGATAGCTCGAACTCGGCGCCGCAGACCATAGTCTGTAGACCCTGAGTCGCGACCGCGGTCACGCTTCAGCGATGACGTCTGCGGTCTCCAAAGCTTTCGGGGCGGTGCTGCGCGAGCGCCGCGAGCAGGCGTCGTTTTCCCAGGAAGGGCTCGCCCACGAGAGCGGCGTGCACCGTACCTACGTGTCCTTGATCGAGCGGGGTGGGCGCCGCCCGACCCTCGACATCGTGTTCCGGCTGGCCGAGGCGCTGAACGTCGCCCCCTCCGAGCTGGTGGCGGCGACGGAGGCCCGGCTGAAGCGGCCCAGAGCCAAGGCGTCCTAGGCAGTGCCATCGGTCCCCCAGCGTCTGCGCTGCTCATCGAACCCGATGGGGAGCCGCTCGGTTTTGGTGAGGGCTTGCAGGGTCATCTCCGGCGGCTGCCGTCCATCCAGAATCGCCTGTTTCAGGTCTGGGGCCAGGTAGACCAGGGTCAGGGAACGCTTGATGTAGCGGGCATCCCGTCCAGCCTCCCGCGCGATCGCGGCGATGCTCTGGTAATGGCCGTCGAGCAGGGCGCAGTACCACTGATGCGCCTGGACCAGGGCTGTGACCAGCCGACTGTCGGGCTCCGGGGCGGATTCCATGCCGACGATGCGTTTCTGACCGTTGTGGCAGGTTCGCACGGTGAGCGGCACCGTCCAGGCGGCCTCAACTCGGGTGTCATCGGGTAGCCCGAGTTCGGACCGGAGCGCCGGCTCATCCAGCGTCAGGGCGCATTGGTTGTCTTCGAGCACGGCGGAGTGCAAGAGGGCCTGCAGTACGTGAACCCCGGCGTCAGCCTTCGCCACCCGATCCGCCAGCCGCGCGGCGGCATCGTGCAGGCGCACTGTGTTTTGCTTCGATCCGTCCAGCCAGGCCGCGGGATCCCGAATCCGGGCGGAGACGGCGGTTCGAATGAACCCCTCCAGCGCCTCGGCCGGCCAGCGGGCCCGTGTCTTCGATTGGCCGCCGTACATCACGGCCTGACTGACGTAGTAGCGGTACCGCCGTCCGCCCTTCCGGGCATGGGAGGGGGAGAGCCGATGGCCGTCTCCATCGAACACCTTGCCCGCCAGCAAGCTTTTCAGTGGGGACCCGGCCCGGGTGATCTGGGGTCCCCGAGCGTCCAGCCGGACTTGTACAGCGTCGAATAGCTCTCGGGAGACGATGGCCTCGTGCTGACCGGGATAACTCTTCCCCTGGTGGGTGATCTCGCCGAGATAGAGCCGGTTGCGGAGAATGGCGTACAGGGCGCCCCGGGAGAACGGTTGCCCGCCGGTGACGTTGCCGTTCCGGCTGGTTCGTCGTCTGGTGCGAATGCCGTCCCGTTTGAGTGAGTCCTGCACCCGCCGCACCGCGCCCAGCTCCCGATACCGCTCGAAGATCAGCTGGACCGTTCGGGCTTCGGCGTCGTTGACGATGAGTACCCGCTCGCCCAGGTCGTAGCCGAGCGGCACGACGCCGCCCATCCACATGCCTTTCTGCTTCGAGGCCGCGATCTTGTCCCGAATCCGCTCGCCGGTGATTTCCCGCTCGAACTGGGCGAAGGAGAGCAGGACATTCAACGTCAGCCGGCCCATAGAGGTGGTGGTGTTGAACGGCTGCGTCACCGCGACCACCGAGACGCCGTGGGCGTCGAACCGCTCGATCAGCTTCGCGAAGTCCGTCAGTGAGCGGGTGAGCCGGTCTACCTTGTAGACCACGACGACGTCGATGCGCCCGGCATCGATGGCACCGAGCAGCTGTTGCAGGGCAGGGCGGTCCAGGGTGCCGCCAGAGAAGCCGCCGTCATCATAGAGATCCGACAAGCTCTCCCAGCCTTCGGACTTCTGGCTGGCCACATAGGCCTCGCAGGCCTCTCGCTGCGCGGCCAGCGAGTTGAAATCCTGCTCCAGGCCCTCCTCGGACGACTTGCGCGTATAGATCGCGCACCGTTTGGTGGCTGGCCGGCTCATGCAGTGCCGAAGAATTTCGGGCCCGACCAGTGGGCTCCGGTAATGATCTGGGCGATCGCCGATAGGCTCCGGTACGTGGTGCCGCGGTAGACGTACCCCTGATCCGTTACGAGCACGTCGTGGGTCGCGCCGCGCCATTCCCGGAGCAGCCGGGTGCCGGGCAAGATGCGCCTTGGGGTGACCGGCGCTTTCTGCCGGGCGAGTTGTTTGAGCCGCCGGTTGATCTCCCGGTCGATGCGGGAGAGTGCCGGGTCTGCGGCCACCTGCTCGGCGTAGCGCAGGCTTCGGGCCAACCGCTCCGGCGACAGGCCGGCTGGGAGTGGGCCGCCGATCACCGCGGCCCACCGGACGGCGAGATCCTCGTTCTCGGCCGAATCCGGGCCGCTCATCCGGCTTTCTTCAGCCGGTAGCGGGTTTCGCCGGATTTGTTGCGGTTGCGCTCGAACTGGTGACCGCGCTGCCGAAGTCGGGTGAGTGCGGCGCGTACTGTATGCGGCTGCCAACCGGTCGCCGCGGTCAGCTCGGCGATGGTGGCGCCGTGGCGGCCGCGAGCGGCGGCGAGGATCTGATCGAGCTTCGTGGGCTTCGAATCGGTCGGGGTTTCAGCGGGAGATTTCGCCATGTTGGGGCTCCGTCAGTCTGGCGCGATGCGCCGGTACTGCCGGAAGCCCCGGAGGTGGGGCAGGTGGGCGTATAGATGGCGTTCGATGAACGCCGGACGCGCGGCAACGTTCGCTCTGTGTTGGCGGGAAGTCCAGTCACTGATCGCTCGGAAATGTATCCGAGCGGAATAGTTCGAAGTTCACTTCGTGCTGCCGGTTGAAGTCGACCAGTCCACGCCGAGGAAGAATTGGGCGCGTGGACTTTCGCCACATCGAAGCGCTGGAGCGCTATCGGGACGCATGGCACCTGATCGCCCCGCACCTTCAGCTCAGTATGGATACGTAGTCGATCCGGATGTAGTGTGATCGCTACGGTTCGATGATCTTCGGTCCGAAATACACGGTAGACTTGGGCGCGGTGGCGATGTTGTGGCGACGGCGCCAGTTCAGGAACTGGGTGGTGCTGTCGACCTGGTCGTCGTACTTGCCATTCGGAAACGCGAGCAACTCGTTCAAGTAGTCGGCGAGCCACGGGGCATCCGCAGGGATCGCGATCTCGCCGGCCTCGAGGGCGGGTGTTTCACCGACCAGTCGGTCGGCCTTGTCACCCTTGGCGTCGATACCAATCACTGAGCCAATCCCCGGTTCTTTCCTCAGCGCCTGGTAGAAAGGCGCGCCGACGCCGGTCTTCTCCACGAGGATCGTGGACGCATCGTGTTCCTGGGCGAGCGCGATGGCCACTTTCTTCAACTCCGGAAATTCCTTGCGCGCTCGCCAGACATGGGCCAGATAGGCGTCCTTGCCGATGATGGCCCAGGTCGTGCAGACGGAATAGTTGCCGTTCAGGCTGTTGGCGACGTCCCAGGACTGCACGATGCGGCGATGCTCGACGTCCGGCAACACGTCGTAACGCGGAAACCATTCGCGCTTGACCACGTTGCCTTCGAGCGGTGTCGGACGCTGTTGGAACTGCGCCGAGAAGACGAGGCTCGTGATGCGCGCCTTGATGTCGTCGAGGACGTCGCGCGGGAGCCGTACCGAGTCGAGCAAATCGCCTTCCTCGCGAATGTGGACCCGGCCCTCGCCGAGTTCGATTTCCTGATGCTCCACCGCAATCGCCGGCAAATCGAGATGGAAACACTGATCCTGGAGATGTCCGGCCAGGTCTTCTTCATGCAGACGCTGCATGACCAGGATGAGCCGTGCCTGGGTCTGATCATCGAATCGCATCAGTAGCGAGTTCGTGTACCAGGTGTAGACGGCATCGCGAGCCGATTGCGAATGCGCCTCGTCGGCTTTCAGTGGGTCATCGATGATCACGATGGCGCCACCGCGACCCGTCAGGGTGCCGCCGATTGAGGTGGCGATGCGCTCACCGTGCAGCGTGGTCGTGATCTTGCCATCGGTTACCTGCTCGAGGCGCATCTTCGGAAAGAGTTCGCGATACCAGTCGCTTTGCACAATGACCCGAAACTTCCGGGCGATGTCGACCGCCAGTTCCTGTGAATAGCTGACGCAGACGGTTTTCAGCGACGGATCGTGACCCATCGCCCAGGCCACGAACGCGACGGAGGTGCAGATGGTCTTCAGGGTCCGCGGCGGCTGGGTGATCAGCAGGCGCGGGCATTCACCCCGATAGAGACGCTGCAGTTGGTGGGTAATCGCCTCGATATGCCAGTTGTGCTTGTACTCACCGCCCGGGTGCAGTGTCTGAAACACTTTCACGGTAAATGCGGTAAGATCCTTGCGCAGCAGGGAACGCACGATTCGGTCCTGCGGCGGCAGGTGGTCATCCATTCTGGCTGTCCTCCGGCTTCTGGTCATCCTCCGGCATCTGATCATCGTCCGGCTTCTGGGCATCCCGGATCTTCGCGGCGAAGATCTCGAGAATCTGCGCGTCCTCCTCCGACAGCTCGGCGGCCATCTCGTGGACGTCGTCCTCGTCATAGACGCGCAACAGGTCGATCAGCTTGAACAGCGCGGGTAACTTCATGTTCAAGCCGGCCTCAGCGAGCTTCATGAGCGACGCTTCGCGTACCGAGATCGACCGACGCCGGCCGTTCTGATTCACGGTGACCCTGCTGTCCGCGACCTGGTTGACGAGGGTCTTGAGGTTCTTCGAACCCTTGGGCCGGCCGGCGGGATTGCCGGACTTTCCGGGCTTGAACTGATGCGCTTTCGGCGGCTTCTTGTAACCGACGTCGTAGTCGCGTTTCTCCTTGTCGGCGTTGTGATCCTCGCGCGGGGTGTCCTGAGTGTTGTTACTCATGGTCGTCATTCTCCTCGGCAGGGCTGGGGGTTGTGGCGCGCCGCTCGGCGACGGCCTGGAAGGATTCGCCGGTGTCGGATTGGATGGCGGTCCCGCCCGACAATGCCTGCCAGCGACGGATGGCGACATCCACGTAGTAGGGATCGAGTTCGATGCCGCGACCGCGGCGGCCGGTGGCTTCGCAGGCGAGGATCGTCGTGCCCGAGCCGAGGAACGGATCCAGAACGACGTCACCCCGGTTCGTGGAATCGAGAATCGCATCAGCGATCATGCGCATCGGCTTGACGGTCGGATGCGCGGCCAGATCCTCCATCCGCCCAGCCCGAAACGTGTTCGCGCCGGGATACGTCCAGACATTCGAGCGGTTGCGGCCGTACTTGCCCAGATGGACGTTATTGACGTGCTGAGCGGTGCCGACCTTGAAGATCGCGATCAGCTCGTGGCGGGAACGGTAGAGGCTGCCCATCCCGGCGTTCGTCTTTGACCAACAGATCAGGTTTTTCTGCTCGGAGTAGACCTGACGCGCCGCCGCGTACAGCTCGGGCAGATGGCGCCAGTCCATGAACAGGTAATGCAGGGCGCCGTCGATGCTGTGCTCCGCCATCAGCCGCATCACAGCCGCCAAGAACGTCGTGAACTCGGCTTCGTCCATTTCACCGGTCGCCATGGCGAACTCACCGTGCACCACACGGCCCTTGCCGGAAACGTTTCCCTCGATTTCCAGGTTGTACGGCAGATCCGAGTGGACGGCGCGCGCTCGTTCGTCACCGAGCAGGACCGAATAGGCATCCTGCCGGAGCGCATCGCCACAGAGCAGGCGGTGTTCGCCCAGGATCCACAAATCGCCGGGCTGGGTGATGGCGGGGTGTGCCCGATCCGGCGGCTCGGCAGGCGGTTCGTCGTCCGCTGCCTCATCCGCCTGCAGCCGCAGATCGATCTCCCCCATTTCGAAGCCCGTCAGGGTGAGGTCGATCGACAGATCGAGCTCGAGAATGTCCTCGA